TTATCTCCATGTCTTTCATCTGTTGAACTTCTCGACAATTTGTCGGAAAGTTGTTCCCTTTCCCAGTTTTCTTTTCCTTCATATCCATACATAGATATTTCCTCATCCAATAGCCTTGCAACCATAAAGCAACAAGACAGCAAAAACAAAAGCACCATTCCTGCCAGAATAATAATTATCAAATCAATCACATCTCATTCTCCTATGTAAGCGGTACAGAAAAAGCAGCCTTGACAGACTGCTTTTTCAATCACCATATTCTATTTTTGTTCTCATGTAAAAAGGCTTCCGAAATTGTGCGAATCCCAAACGCTAATCCATCTATGTAAGCGTCTCTCTGTTCTGTTTGTTTAAGATTTAAAGTATATTCCTTGTAATCCTCAAACATTGCCTGCAGATCCGGACTCATTAGACTTATCATTTCCTTTTCTAATGTTTCACACAGTTCCTTTGTCTCTTCATAACTTTTACTTTGTGTTTCACATTGATTCATTGGATAAATGCTATAATACAATTTTTCCAGTTGCTTTTCGCTCATTTTTGATCACCATTTCTTTCAGTCTTTTTATGATCCATATAATTCCAGAAATGCCGTTTTTTAGCAAAATGCCTGCTACAGCTAATAATCTCCAGGCAAGAACTCCTATTCCAATCAAACTTCCTACCATCAGTTTAAGTACCACCAAACCAAGCATTTCCCCTGTCCCCACATTTCTTGGAACGACCAACAAAAACATTTTCTGGATTCCGAAAGGTATTCCCACAAAAAGCAATAATTTTCTCCAGTCTAATATTTCACCATTCATGCACATAGGGTGAACAATTAAGCAGATAATCATAGCTATTGCACCAGGAATTATCAATTTTGTTATAATTTCTTTTCCTCTCATATGCCACCTCCGTACATATCATGATTTACTTTTGCCTGGTAATAATTGCCTATTGTCGTTATTGAATTCATAAGACAGGTAAGCAAGTACGCTTTTATGTTCTTTACTTCCCTGGTATTCTCATGCAGACAGTCAAGTACATACTCTATGTGGCTTTCTTCCAGCAACAATAATCTGCTTTTTACGAACTGATATGGGTATTTCACTCCACTGATCGTAATATTCTCCCGTTCTATGCTGATTGTTTCCACAATTAGTGCCACAATTTCATCCAACTGTTGCTGTTCCCCTAGTCTGCATCGTTGTACAAGACAGTCATATTCAATATTTCTTTTTACAAGTGCAGTATTCATCTGGAATAACTCCATCTCTTCCATCAAATCCATTGACTGCTGTTCGGAAGAATCTGAAAGATTGATAAGATCAGTATTACTTCTGTCAGTATTACTAATATCAGTATAATTATAATTAGTATTATTAGGGTCGGTTTTTCCGACTTCTGTACTTCGGTTTTTCCGAACTCTTGACTTCGATTTTTCCGACTTCCAGACTTCGGTTTTTCCGAACTCTTGACTTCGACTTTCCAGAACTCCAGACTTCGGTTTTTCCGAACTCTTGACTTCGGCTTTTCCGACTTCTTGACTTCGGTTATCATTCTCTGCTGAATCTAATACTTTTTCTTTTCTATATACAAAGCTCTTTACATAAATAATTGTTGGTTTTCCCAATCCTCTCTTTACTCTTTCAATCAAACCAATTCCTTTATCAGTATCTAATTCTGCAAGAATTTTCACACCTTTGTCTTTTCCGCAATTCATATATTCCATCACTTGTTCCAATGTAAATATGATATAAACTTTCCCCTCATTGTCCACCCAATTATTTCTGATAGACAAAGCCATTCTGTCCAGCATCAGCCCATAAAGAACCTTTGCATCGCTGGACAGATTACGGAAATATTCATCTGTGAATAATACTTTGGGAATACGGTAAAAAGCAAACTGTTCCGATTCATAATCGTGAAAATAACCAAACTCTATTTTTGTGCTTTCGGATTTTGCCATTTTGCTTTCCCTCCTTCCCTCGTTATTGGCTTTTCTTCCAGTTATCAAGCAGTTCATAGATAACCTGTTCAATCTGTTCTCTGTTATATTCCTTTGGGAAATACTTTCGTATTTTCTTTTCAGTTAAAGTAACTTTTCCTGTCTCTGTTTTCTTTTCATTCAGAATAAGCTGTACCGCTAATTCTGTCAGATTACCTTCATCGCTGTATTGCTTCAGTTTTGTTGCCATTGAACCTGTAACAGAGCTTGCTCCAGACACTATGCAGTCTTTCACCCAAATCTGCTCCATTTCTGATAAATAGGTTAATGAAACACCTACTGTAAAATTAATCTTTCCTTCATCCAACAATTTCAGCAATTCCGGAATAAGACAGGTCAAGCGTATGTAACGCTGAACGGTTCTTCCACTGTCACCTGCAGCCTGTCCAACCAGATCTGCACTGTCAACAGAAACTGCGTTTTCCTCTTTTATGCCTTGATGTTTTACTGCATCCATCTTCATCTTATAAGCATATGCCTTTTCGCTTGGAAGCAAATTTTCTCTCTGTATATTAGAATCCACCATAACGATTACGGCTTCATCATCGGTATAGTTCCGTATGAGTACTGGCATTTTACTTTTTCCAGCCAGTTCGCAACCACGTTTTCTCCTGTGACCAGCAATCAGTTCATATCCTCCCTCTGCGCGAGGACGTACCAATGCAGGATTTAAGATGCCATAATTCTTGATACTTTCTACTGTTTCAGCCATTTTTTCATCATCATTTACATGAAATGGATGATTTCTAAAAGGATGTAACTCATTTAATGGCACTTCAACAATCTGATTAAGAGTATTCTGTTCGGCTTCATTGATTCCAAGCAATTCATCATAAGAAGTAAGCTGAATTTCTTTCTTAGGTTTACGCATGATTCAGCACCTCCTGGACAAGTGCCTGATAACTGTACGCACCTTTTCCTTTTGCATAATAAGAAAAAATACTGACACCTTCTGATGCAGTTTCGGCAAGAGCCTCTGTTCTTGGAATCGTCTGATCAAAAATTCTAATCTCTGCTCCATAAGCATCTCGTACTGCCTGCTTATTTCTCTTTGAATTATTATAATGACTGCTGTCCATTGTAAACAGAATCCCTTCAATTTGTAAATCAGGATTAAATCTCTGATGAATGCCTTTCACAACTTTCAGTAATTCCATGAGGCCATCTGCCGCATAGTATTGAGGCTGCACCGGAATCAAAACGCTATCAGCCGCACTTAACGCATTAATTGTCATCATTCCCAACGAGGGCATACAATCAATCAGGATATAGTCATAATCATTTTCCAAAAGTTCCAGATATTCTTTTAAGACTTTTTCTCTGTCCTCTACCGTAAATAATGACATGTCCATTCCCGAAAGAAGTTTATTAGATGGAATTACATCTATTCCTTCCTCATGGTGTAAAATTGCTTCCCTAGGATCAAATTCTAATCCCATAATGATATTTTCCATCATTGTTTTCAATGTTACCCTTAAGTTCTTTGGAAAACCAAGTCCCATTGTCAAATGTCCCTGTGGATCAGCATCTATCAGCATTACACGTTTTCCAACCTTAGACAGTCCTACTCCAAGATTAATAGTGGTTGTAGTCTTTGCTACTCCACCTTTTTGATTTGCGATTGCGATTATTTTGCACATGATATAATTCTCCTGTTTTTCTACTATTTTTTATTTACATTACTTTTTTCAATTTCAGCATAAGCTCTATAATATTTGCTCGTCCCTTTATTGGAATAAAGTTCCGATAATTCCATAACTTCAATTTTAGGATGACGCTGCAGGATTTTCTGAAACCATGCAATATCATTTTTTGTTCCCATCAGTCTCACTTTCAGCATTAATCTATTCCTCCAAGCATGGCATGTAACTTTTGATTGTACACTACATATTCCGGATAACGGATCTGTACTGCCTGCCAAAAATATGGTGCATATGCACAGCAGAAGATATCCTCTACTGTATACTGTCTGCACTCGTTTACCTGTTCCTCTGCATCTTCATAATCCCAAACGCTTGGCGTGCTGTTACAGTACAGATTAAATGCCATCCTTACCACTTTTAAGCTACCGCTTGTCTGCCATCCTTCATGTAAACATTTCGTTTTAACAGACCCCGTTTTAAAATTATAAATTCTGTCAGCATTTTTTCTGGTATCTCCATTAATACCCAGACAATAACACAATGCCTTATGGTACACATCCTGATACCGTACTTCTTGTAATTTTTCATAGTAGAATTTTTCATGTGCATCACTGATAAAAATAATGTTTTCTGCTCCTAACGCTGTACTTTTCATTTTGAACCTCCTTGAAATAAAAAAGGACCTTACCAATTGTTCTACCAATTAATAAGGTCATACTATATGTTACTTTTCACAATTCGTGCTAGGGATTCCTCTTTAGTAAAAACTTAGTAAAACATCCCTACTGGTTCAAAAATATACTGTAAAATCAAGGTTTTTCAGAATTTTGCTAAGGTAGTGCCGTGGCAAACAAATAACACTCTAATCATCTATTTTTAACTCCTTTTTTATCTCGGATTATCTCGGTTTTCCCTTATTTTTCAAGCATTTGCGCACTTTTTCAGTCTATCAAGATTTTTCCCATTTCTCGGCTTATTTTGGCTTATCTCGGTATGTTTCTTCCTCCAAATGGTCTAAAATATGGTCTAAAATGGCCTCAGATTTCAAATTTAGACCAGCCGACATTTGCCGTTCTCCTATGTCTGAAATCTTTGATTTTCCGAAAAAATTTGGTCTAAAAATTTTACCCTTTTTCAATCTGTTTTAGACCACGACCATCTTCAAAGCCTTGAATTTACTGACTTTCTAGTCATTTTATGAAATGGTCTAAATTAGACCATTTACCCCATCTTCTTGAATTTAACCATGTCTTCCTTCATACCTAACTGCCGAAACTCATTTTCAGCTTCTGCCTGCTTCCTAGCAAGCTTCTCCACTTCTTCTCTCGCATCATCCAACTTAAGATGTGTATAGGTATTGAGAGTGACACTGATATCCGAATGCCCCATCAGATACTGAAGTACCTTTGGATTCATTCCGGACTTAGCCATATTAGAGCAGTATGTGTGTCTGCATACATGAGGTGTAATTTTAGGAAGCTGTACACGATAGATGCTGTTGTACTTGTCAACCGCATGCTGGAAGTATTTCTCCCAATGCATTGCCACCATAGGTTTACCATCCTTATCAAAGCAAAGGAAACCGGAATAGCCATCAATCATAGGTTCTACCTTCGGTGGTCTGCGATTTTTCAATATACGCTGAAAGCATTCGTATACATCATCCTGCATCGGAATCACTCTTGTACCGGCGTAGGTCTTTGTCGTATCAATATAGACCAACGTTCCAGTCTTCTGCAGCTGGTGGTCAATATTGATGGTTCTGTTCTCCATATCCAAATCCTTAACCGTCAACCCTGTAAATTCCGAAATACGCATCCCTGTCTTAAACAGAATGTACATACCGTCATAATACTTGCTATAGTGCGTATCATTTTTAATGAAATCAAGGAAAGTTCTTTCCTGTTTTCTTGTAATGGCCTCACGAGTGACCGCATCATTTACCACCACAGTTGCCAGTTGAAATTCAAATGGATTCTTTCTTAATATATCATCATCCACTGCCATCTGAAATGCCGGTCTAACTACCCCTCTGATGGAATGAATTGCCGAATAGCTTTTCTTATCCACCTGCTGCAATCTGATTAACCACTCCTTTGCATCCGACAATCTGATTTTATCAATTCGTCTTGCGCCAAAAGGATCTTTATCCAGCAAATTGATTACGGTACCATAACCAGCTCTGGTTGTATGCTTAACGCCTGTCTTGGTTGCAATGTATTTCTTCACCAAGTCAAGAACTGTCAAGCCTGCGCCATCAGGAGTAATCATATCATTCAAGTCTCTGTTGATTGCTTTCTCCTGTTCTCGTAAAGGTGCATTATCTCTTTTTCCGGCTGGGATACTATCCGTAGCTACCAATCTCCAGCTGTAAACCGTCTTACGCTTTCCATTGCCATCTATGTATCGGAATTTATATCGTCCATCCGCTTCCTGGCTCTCTCCTGTGCGAAGAATGCGATTTTTACTATCGCGTCTTTTTTCGCTCATTGAACATCGTCTCCTTTCAAAATCGGGAGAGCCTTGCTGCTTAATTCATATAGCACATAGTATGTATCCGACTATGTATTGATAGTGTACCACAGACAAAGCTCTTTTTCCACAAGAAATTTAAAAACTTTTTTGAACTAAATCACATTCATCTGACTGTCCATATACTTCTCAAACTGCTCACGCTTAATCAGCGCTCTGTTGCCGTTCCAGAGAACAAAGTCAGCATCTGAATGTTCCTGAACAAAGAGTTTCAATTTCTTGTATCCGATACCGAAGTACTCCGATGCTTCATTCAGTGTTAATGTGTATTTCTGCCACCAAGGCAGTTCTCTCTTCTCGGTCATATCGACACCTCCATAAGATAGTAAGGTTCTTCCCTTCTATCTTCCTAAGCGCCTTTTGCCGAGATAATTCCGGTGAATGACGAAAAAAGGCAAAAAAATAAGACCTGCAGGTATTTCTACCCACAGGCCGCTTACCACATATACATTATTCCTTCTTAGGATAAATCGAATTAATTAATTCTACAAACGCTTCGTTCAATTCATAACGAGCAACTTTTATCGGATATATAAAATTATTTTCCTTGTCAATTGTACTATCTATCGCACTCATAATCTCATACATAACATCATCAAGCTTTTCGGCATTAGGATCATGAAAATAATCTGTTGTACTATTGTAATAGGAAAATGCCTGCTCTATTAATTCCTTAGAATAAGTTTTTTCAAGCTCATCCCACACTTTTTTTCTTTGTTCAACCATTTGATCCAAATCGGATAGACATTCATAAAAATAACTAAACGCAGGAGAAGAAAAGAACTGATTTAGTATTCTACGATTTTTCTCAGATTCATATCCAAAATTAACACAAGATTTCTCTTTCCCTGTAATAGTGATTATTGAACTAACCGAGGCTGCATCAAGGCCAAGTTTATCACTTATAGCTGTCATAAGTTTTGTACCATTAGCATAGCTTTCTTCATTAAGAATATATCCCAATTCACAATCAAATACTTCGCACATTTCTATAAGTATGTCCATAGGAGGCATTAGCACTCCAGATTCATAATTAGATATTTGTTTACCTGAAACTCCCAGTTTATCTCCAAGCGTTTTCTGCGACCAACATCTATTATCTCTCTCTTTCTTTATAATTTTACCTGTAACTTCTGCTGAATATTTCATACGCCCTCCTTTTATTACCTAAAAAGTAATTATACTATTTTATATTTACTTTACACTTCAATCTAATTGAATTATAATAATATCAACAAGAAAAGTCAACTATGGAGGAGAAAAATATGGAACATAACTACGATTACATTCTAACCAAACTCAGCTTTATTCTTAGTAAAAATGATATGGACAGAATATCTCTAATTTCAAAAGACGAAATGCGTATAATCGTCGATGTCCATGGTATGAAATGCCTCCAAGCTAAAAAATTTATTAACAACATTATTAATGTAGTCAGAATTGTTTTTCGACTAATTATCATTCATGGTCACAATCACGGAACAGCAATCAAAGATATGCTCTCTCAAAATTTCTGTAATGCCCACGTTTCAGAAAAGCACCTGGATCCCTATAACCAAGGTGTAACCCACATGCTAATCACCGCGTAAATTACAAACCTTATTATAAAAGGAGCCACAATTATGCCTAACAGTAGAAAAACCACAAACCAGGAGGAAATCAAGATGAGAAAACTTATTGTTGAAGCACCCGAATTAAAAGAAGGTCAATCTGACAGTTCTGGAGGAATTAGAGAAAACGGAAAGATGTCCGTTCAGTACAAGAATCCTGTTCCATATGTGGAGCCTACGATACCACCAGCAGTTCCACAGAAAACATATACGCAAAAAGACAGACTCAAAGAACAGACAAAAGACTTTGTATTTGATGTAAGCATCGATATCTTATCAATGCTCTGGCATGAATATGGCAGACCTCTCTTACAGGCCAAATTACATCAATTAGTTCAGACTTCAATCACCTACCTTGAGTCATCCGCAAAAAAAACTCAAACAATTGCCACACACAAAACCAAGACATCCCAAATCATTGATGCTGAATATATGGAAATCCGGGAAGCAGATAACTCAGATAATAATGATAATATCATCCGCTTCCCGAAACAACAAGTTAGTTAATGCGTACACAATAGTCTAAGCTAATCCAACCAGCTCCAGATTTCAATTTACCCCATCCAAGTGTTGAGCCACTACCGCTCTTCACCTGGATGATGGTAAACACACCTTTCCCAGTATATCTTCCAGTCTTCGTCGTATTCGTTCCGGCTCCCTTTCTGATATTCAAGTCATCAATACTGACCTTCACCATGAATGGACAGTCCGCATTAGAAAACTCTGCAGCCAAACCACTTCCACCAGTAACCTCAGCCCCATACACTGCCTTGCCATTCCAGTCATACACAGTATAGCCTTCATGTTTATCAGCCATTGCCTTAGCATTATCAAGTACAGTATAAGCACCAAGCTGAGAGCCAGCATCCTTCCAAGACTTCCTTACCCTGTAATACTTCACCATAGCATCCGAAGCATCAGAATTCTTCACATCCCACTTAGTCAGATTCCATCTTTCGATGATACTGTAAAGCTTTTCCACATAAGTAAGACCGGTAGCATAACCACCGTCCTTAATGATCTGCACTGCCTTCTTATAATCTGAGCATCCTTTCAGCCCGTCATATCGGAGCTTCTCTCCATTCTTAGCGCCGAGCAGATAAGCACTGTGATCCGCAATGGAATCCTCTACATTTGCATATTTTCTGAATTCCGCTGTAACTGTCACATAGCTTCCATCTTCCTCCTGCTCCTGTGTCTTCTTTTTATAAATGCTCACACCATCCCAGACCGAACCACTCCAGGTATTACCGGAAAGTGAATTCTTCATTCCAAAACAGTTATTGGCTTCCAACGCAAGCTCACTCTTTCCATAACCGCTCTCCAGAATAAACTGAGCCATAGACACTGAAGCAAGAATCCCTGATTTTTTCTGATCTGCGCTAAACAGTGGGCCAATCTTTGCAAGCACCTGTTCTTCTGTCAGCCCCTGAAATTCCCCTGCCTGCATCCCTGCTGGAATCACTTCCACATTTCCGCTACCAAGTCTTGAAGTAACCTTCGCAGCCAGATCTCCCAGTCTCGCATAAAGCCAGTCTCCAGGACAGCTCTTATTCGCAAACCACCGGTGCACGGTAATGAGCATTTCATCCGCTTTCGGCTGATAATTCAGAGACTTATTTTTATCTCCAAACCAGAGCAGTTTTTTCTTTCCATTTCTTCTGCAGATATCCTCACACAGATCAATCAGACGGTCATAAACCACCTGATGCATAGCATACGGTTCCGCCTTGTCAGAAGCACATTCTATCGTCACTGCCCTCTGATCATTCGCATTACTGGAAGTACACCAGGAACGATTCTTCTCTTCTACATACAATCCGACCCGGCCATTCCTATCGATTCCATAATTCGAAGAAGCCTGGGTAGAAGATTTATGAAACCAGTCCCCCAGACCTTCTGCTGTACACTGACCTACTACACAGTGCGGCGATATTCTGTCAATCTGCTCCGTTCTCAGTCCGGAATGATTCGGACTGAGCAACGTGTATGCTACCAAAGAACTATTACTGTACCCCATAATCACTCACCTTCTTCCTCATCCTCTAATGCATCATCGGGGTCTCCTTCACTTTTATCATGCAGCTGTTCCAGCACATCTTTCATCTTCTGCGGGATCGGCAGCCCCAGATGCCCTGCATTCTCCAACAGGCTCACACCCTCATTGGAAATATAGAAAAAGATCACTGCTGTCCTCAGCACAGATCCGTTCCCGATCACAGCCACATCCAGAATATTCGCCATTCCCACCAACAGAAAAATCAGCACCTTCCTGCAGATCCCCCGGAATCCCACCTCGCTGGAAAGCGTATGATCCGCAAAAGCACACATCACCCCGGTCAGATAATCGATCACCACAAAAGCGATCAATGCATACAGAAGCCCGTCACAGCCTCCCATAAACCAGCCCAGCCATCCGCCTACAGCCATAAAAACCATCTGAATAAAGTTCCAAAATTCCTTCATGCCAGAATCCTCCTCCCATGAAAAAAGCAGCTCCCATTTCTGAGAACTGCCGTAAATAAGTTTTCTATCTCCATGCCCTGCGGCAGAAAGACCTACATTGTTTCCTCCGTCAGCGTATAAGTAATCTTCATAGTCTTATCCGCATTCTTCACTACTGCCGAAGAAAGATTATTAATGCTCGCCAGATAGGTGTCAGCAGATAAGCACACCTGTGCTCCTTCCCATAACTGCCGCCCCACATAAACACAAAATTCTTATACTGGAACAGAGGCGTTGCCATAGCTTCAAACCTTGCGCTCCCCTGCGTCTTGATCACCCTGTCATCCGCCGTGATCTGGAAATCCCCTGCCACGATCATGTCCCCAAGAAGTGTCATATACACCTCACAGGAGCCGTCCTCCCCAAGAGATTTCAGCTTGGAAGTAAAGCCCAGCGGGATCAGTGTCACATCCGCTGAATTGGCAGTATTGATCTTATAAACTCCCTTCTTATCGTAAGAAGGCACATACAGATATCCCTTCCTCATACAGCATTTTACATTCCGTTCCGGATAGGAACCGTCCTTTGCCCTTGTGCCCACTTCCGAAAGCTTCGCCTTGGACAGTGTCCAGCTTCCTTCTGTAAAGGAATAATCCTTTTTGGAGATTCGGATCCACACCATCTTCGCATCCCCGGAAGAATTCGGCTCATTGGAAAATCCATACCAGTACCCGTCATGCCCGTCCATAAATTCCCCGTACTTTGTATAATCCCCCAGGAATGTGAAGCTTTCCGTTGTCAGTGTCTGCTCTTCCAGTACGGTATACGTGGTATCATCCAGCTTCTCATTCAGCCCGATGTTAAACACCGGGATCCGGATCTTCGTAATGGTCACACTGGAAGTCCCAAAGGTGATGGAATACAGCAGGTTCTTTTCAAAATCCAGCTCCACTGCCTCAAACAGTGTCATCTGCTTCGCCTTCGGGATATCCCCGATATCCACCTTTTTCAGAAGCAGGAACGTGCTGGCATCCCCTGCCGCACTGCCAAAAGCATTCTGCCCGCCCAGGGCACTGGTCAGCGCCACCGCTGCAATATTCCCATTCCCCTGGCTGGGAGTAAATTCCCACACAAACTTATATCCATTATCCAGTTTCTTGCTCTCCGTCTGGTTCAGGCTTCCCCTTGCCACATTGGAACCGGAATTAACATTATTGGAAGCATAAGCCACAGGCAGGTTCTTCCCCTGCTCGTAAATATGATCCGCCTTTTCTTCCAGCACTGCCGGAAACAGCAGGATCCCTCCGATCATGTTCGGGCAGATGGGAAGCAGCGTCCCGTTCCACAGAACAGAATTATCATACTCCCCGCTGGCTTTCAGATAAATCCCCATGGGATTCAGCCCCAGAATATTATTCACTGCCTCCGTGATCATGTTCGTCTCCTGCACGGTTTCCACCGCACCCGTATTCGTATCGGTCAGTTCAATGACCATTTCACCTTTTAACTTCATCACACACCCTCCATTTCTACAGGCCTGCAGAAACCGCTGATTCCCGCTCTCTCAGCAAAATACACCTCAAAGCCTCTGTTCACCGTCTCCTTCATCTGCACGGACAGCGAATCCCGGAAGCCATTCACATTCAGGCCTCCGCCAATGGCAAATCTCGTGGTATAATCTTCCACCTCAAGCTTTCCGTCCCAGGCTTCCCCTGCCGCCATTGCCTGTCCGCTGATAGAAGCAATGCAGTCTCCCACATCAACTGTACCGCTGCCATTTTCCATCCAGAGATACACATTGAACGTATTCGTATAATTGGCAACGATCTTCTCAATGGGATAATACAGTGACAAAATATGTTTCCCGGAATGCCAGGTCTCCACCGGACAATGCTCCATAATCTCCTCATTATTAAATTCAAAGACCACATGGCAGACCGCCTGTCCATCCTCCTGCCACTTCACCGGCAGGTTCACATCCACAGAAACCTCCGTTCCACTACCGGATCCGGAATCTGATCCACCAGAGACATCATCCGTACTTCCTGTATTCTCATTCCCGGAAGTATTTCCAACTTCATTCCCAGCCACATCATTTTCAGAATTTCCGGCATCCGATGTCTCCCCGGTTCCATCAGAACCACCCGTACCACTTCCAGTTTCGCCGCTTCCGCCCGGAAACGGAATCACCACAGTCCCGGCAGCCTCCGCAGATCTCTCCACCGGATCCGCAGCCACATCCACAACAACCTGTGCAAAAAACTGCATATGGTTTTCCTCAGAAGAAGCAAACTGAATACTGATCAGCTTTACCTTAGTCTGCCCGATCTCATGTGCGGAAGCATTGGTAAACGTGTGGATCCCGATCTTCCCGGTCTTCGCATTGTCTTCAATCTGGTTCAGCAGCCCTGAAATATTCTTGTCATTCCTTGACTTTGCCTGAGCCAGCCTCGGATTCTTTCCCACACATTTCAGGGTCTGCTTTCCCCCGATCTTCTGTCTGATGGAAGTGATACAGGTGATCTGTCCCTCATCCGCCTGTCCTCCTGCAAATGTCAGCACATCCCCCGGATCCAGTGCAGGATTCCCAATAGTATCCGAATCAAACGGCACATACCGGATCACAGACAGATCTGCCAGGATATTCCTGCACAGCATCTCCCTGGTCTCCTTTAACCCAAACTGCAGAAGCGGATTCACCCCCAGATTCATAGTCAGCCCATTATCCGGATCCAGCGCATAATACTCTGCAATCTGCGTCTGCTTATTCGTGGAACTCACTGCCGTGTACCTGGTGATAAAATCCGAAAAACTGGAAGAAAACCGGTGTCTCTGCTCCACCTTCATCACAGGATCCTTCCCGTACTTTCTCAGTTCCAGTTTTCCCTCCCGGTTGATAATAAAGAAACCTCCCAGAACCTGTGCCACATAAAATAGCACGTC